CGTCAATGGCCGATGACGATTACATCACCCGCTTCGCCACCTACGTCCGCGACAACCTCGACACTTCGAAAATCATCTACATCGAGATCGACAACGAGGTGTGGAACAGCACCTACGATGCCAACCACAGGATGGCGGCGGAGGCCGCCGATCCCGCTGTTTCAGCGACCTACCCGGTCCAGGGTGGCGACGGCACGACTCCGCTGCACCTTCGCTATATTCACGTCTGCAAACGCGTCCACGACATTTGGTTGAGCGTTTTCGCAGGTCAGACCTCGCGCCTCAAGCCGATGCTGTGCTTTCAGCACGCGCAGACGACGCCGTTCTCGCTCGCGCTCGCTTATGCCCAGACCCAAGGCTGGCTCGCCAACATCAAGGCTTATGCCACGGCCCCGTATTGGAACGCGCAGGGGCTTGACGCGACGTTCACTGGAACCACCGCGACCTTCTTCGCGGCAGCAAAGCTTGGGATCGACGCCATTGCCACCCTCGCCGCCCAGCACAAGACAATCGCAGACCTCTACGGGTTCGAATACGTCACCTATGAGGCAAGCTTCGGACACGACCTCAACGACCTGACGACGCTGACGGCGATCAAGACCGATCCTCTGATGTACGATTACACGCTCTATTATTTGCAGAAGATGCAGGGCGCGGGCCTGTCGCGCATCACGATGTTCATGTTCTGCGAGCCGCTTTCCACGCCGGACGGCATCTACGGGCACATCTTCCCTTCGGTCCTCGGCGCAACATACGACAAGGCGCATCTGCCAGAGCGGCAAGCGATTATCGACTATCAGGCCGGGACCCGGAAGCTGTTCGCCATGTCGGGCACCATGTCCGACGTTCAGGTTGGGGCGGCCAACGGGACCGTTATCGGAACGGTCACAAAGACATTTAGCTCATCAACCATTTCGATGATCTCGAGCTATCCCGCCGGAGCGTTTTCGCTCAATACCTCGACCGGCGTGGTAACACTCACAAATACCTCGCTGATTACCGGGAGTGGGCCATTGGTCTTCACTATCCGCGAAACCAATCCCGCAGACCCAACCGGCTTCTTCGATACGACCAAGACCTTTAACGCCTTCACGTTCGGTTCCGAGCTGTTCAGCAACGGCACGTTCGCATCTGCCGCACCCCCGCCAACCCCCGGCTCGGGCTGCACGGTTTCTGGCGGCAAACTCAACTGTTCGGGCGGCGCACAGCTCTGTTGGGAAACTGGGCTTACGACTGCGGGAAACGTCTACCGGATGACGCTCGACTATACGATGACTTCAGGATCGAAGCTCCGGGTCAACAACAGCACGACCAACGGCGCTGCGATCCTGGTGACTTCAGCGGCATTGGGATCGAGCGGAAGCCTTCAGTTCGACTTCACCGCAACGGGTTCGGACATTTCGATTGAGGCGGATTCCGCGCTGTTCAATGGCACAATCGACAACGTATCACTCAAGCAGAAAATCTAAATGGCTACAGGACCTAATAGCGAAAAGAACACTCTTGCTCGTCAACGTGCTCAGGCTAAATACAACTCGAAACCTCTTCAGAAGAAGAAACGAGCCAGTCGTAATAAAGCCCGCCGCATGATGATTAAGGCGGGGAAAGCGCGCAAGGGCGACGGTAAAGATGTTATGCACAAGAACGGTAATGCTCTTGATGACAAGTTGAGTAACTTCAAAATGGGCACCAAGAGACAGAACCGTTCTTACAAGCGTACAAAGAAAGCTCACAAACTTCATCCGTGGGAATAATAAATGGCTTATCCAACTAAAGGCCCTAATAGGCATCTTACCAACAGCCAGATTAAGAAGGCTTTTGGTAAGAAAGGAACTCTACACAAAAGATTAGGAATTCCGCCTAATCAGAAGATAGGTGCAGCTAAACTAAGAGCTGTGGCCCAGCGTGGTGGAACAATCGGACGAGAAGCTCAGATAGCTCTTAACTTCGATTACAATAAAGGAAAGAAGAGTGGACCCAAGACTAAAGGACGTAAGGGAGGCCGCTGAGGCTGACCTAGAGACGTTTATTCGTCTCGTAGCCCCTTACCAAGTCTTAGGGTCTATTCATCAAGAGTGGTGTCGTTGGGCAACCTCACAGGCTACTAGCAATCACCAACTAACTCTTCTGCCTCGTGACCACGGCAAGTCTCGTATGATTGCCTTTAAGGTTGCGTGGCGAATTACCAGACAGCCCGAAGTACGTATTCTGTACATCTCAGCTACCAGCAATCTTGCACAGAAGCAGCTTCACTTTATCAAGCAAATCTTGCTCAGTCCTATTTACCGTAGGTACTGGCCAGAAATGGTTCTTCAAAATGAAAACGATAGGGAACTCTGGACTAAATCAGAAATTGCAGTCGATCACCCCAAGCGAAAAGCTGAGGCTATTCGTGACCCTACAGTATTTACGGGAGGCCTCACGACTGGACTCACAGGACTCCACTGCGATGTTGCAGTCCTCGATGACGTGGTGGTACCCGAAAACGCGTACACCGAAGAAGGACGAGAAACTGTAAACCGCCAGTATTCGTTGCTTTCGTCCATCGAAGGCAGCGATATGGAAGAGTGGGTTGTAGGAACTAGATACCACCCCAAGGACCTCTATTCTCAGATGCTTGATATGAGGCATGAGGTTTATGGCGACCAAGGAGAAGTACTTGACTTCGAGAACGTTTATTCCATCTTCGAACGACAAGTCGAAGATATTGGAGATGGAACAGGAATGTTCCTTTGGCCACGGCAGCAACGTTCCGATGGTAAATGGTTTGGCTTCGATGCTCAAATCTTGGCTCGTAAGCGTGCGAAATACATTGATCGTACTCAATTTCGAGCACAGTACTACAATGATCCCAACAGTGGTGACGGAATTGGAATTAGTCGGGACAAATTTCAGTATTATTCTCCAAAGCACCTTTCCTATGAGAACGGAAGTTGGTTCTTAAATGGACACAAACTCAATCTTTACGCTAGCGTGGACTTTGCTACTAGCACGGGGAATCGCTCCGATTACACGGCCATTGTTGTCATCGGCATTGACAGAGATAGGAACATCTACGTCCTAGACGTTGACAGGTTTAGAACGGATAAGATTAGTGATTACTACAAACATATCTTGGACCTCCACACGAAATGGGGGTTCCGTAAACTTGGTGCTGAAATCACGGCTTTTCAAAAAGCTATTGTAAATGACCTAAAGGACTCATACTTCAGACCAAATGGTTTGTACATTTCAGTCGAAGAGTTAAAGCATACAAGCAAACAAGGTTCTAAGGAAGAACGTATTGGTGCTATTCTGGAACCGCGATATGACATGATGGCCATGTGGCATTTCAAAGGTGGTTGTTGTCAAACATTGGAAGATGAGCTTGTACAGCAGCATCCTCCGCACGATGACTGCAAAGACGCCTTAGCCGCCGCTGTTAGCATTGCTATTCCGCCTATGGGTATTGTAGGCCGCGATAGGACAACCTCGCGTGATAATGTGTTGTATCACCCTAAGTTCGGGGGAATGTCTTTTTAATATGGAACAACTAGAACTCCCACTGCCTTCGGTAGAAGATGAAAAGATTTACTTCGAGGATTTGACTTTAACTGCTGATAGTGTCCTTGCAAACAATCTTGGTCATTATCGTGAAGTATTTCTGATTGGAGTTACCGACGAAGGTTTCGCCTATCGCGCAAGTAACGGAGACGCGATGTTCTGGTCTTATGCACTAGAACGTGCTCGAACTTATCTTATGAACAGCATGGATTAATCAATTGGCACAAACATTAGAACTTTGCGATGTAATTGGTCAGCCAGAAAAGCTAGCCAGTCAAATCGCTAATAAGTATCAAGAGTGGCAAAGCTATCGAAATGCTTGGCTTGCTACTGTTAAAGAGATTAGGGAATACGTGTTTGCTACAAGCACACGTACAACCACCAATGCGAGTCTTCCTTGGAAAAACAGCGTACACATTCCGAAACTCTGTCAGATCAGAGACAATCTTCATGCTAACTACATGGCTGCCCTGTTCCCTCAGGAATACGCCATTGTGTGGGAAGGTGATGATGAAGATGCTCAATCGAAAGCTAAACGCGAAACGATTGAGAACTACATGCAGAATAAGATGCGACAGTCCAAGTTTCGCACGACTGTTTCAGACCTTCTGTATGATTTCATTGACTTTGGCAATGTGTTTGCCATGCCAGTGTTTATTGCTGATTATAAAACAGATAAAAATACAGGAGAGAAATATCCGACCTACATCGGTCCTTCACTCCAAAGGATCAGTCCGTTTGACCTCGTTTTTGACCCAACGGCGGCAGCCTTTGAAGCGAGTCCTAAAATCATCCGCACGGTCAAAAACATCGGAACATTCCTTTCAGAAATTGAAGAAAGGCCGGAACTCGCATACCTAAAAGAGGGTATTGATAAAATGCAGGAGGCCCGTCAGAAGATGGGCAACTATGCTGAAGGTGACTTTAGCAAGAATGAGGCTTTTTCTGTTGACGGTTTTACTAGTTGGGTTAATTACTTTGGCAGTTCGTACGTAGAGGTTCTTGATTTTTATGGGGACCTGTACGATCACGAAACTGGTAAACTGTACCGCGACCATCTAATTACTGTGGTGGATCGGCACTGGATTGTAAGGAACAAGAATGATGACTCTTGGTTGGGTGTGCCCCCGATCCGTCACTGTGGTTGGCGTCAGCGTCCAGATAACCTATATGCTATGGGTCCTCTCGAAAACTTGGTCGGAATGCAGTACCGTATTGACCACCTTGAAAACGCAAAGTCTGACGCTTACGACCTCATCATCCATCCAGTAATCAAGATTAAAGGTTTCTGTGAACCATTTGAGTATGGTCCCGGAGCTGAGATTATAGTTGGTGACGAAGGTGATGCAGCTTTCATGGCTCCTGATGTTACGATGCTGTCTGCTGATACGCAGGTAGCTCAGATTGAAGCCAAGATGGAAGAAATGGCTGGCGCTCCCAAACAAGCTATGGGCTTCCGTACCCCCGGTGAAAAAACGGCGTATGAAGTCCAGATACTTGAAAATGGAGCCAATCGCATCTTCTTAAACAAAACATCTTATTTCGAGGAAGTATTTCTTGAACCTCTTCTTAACGATATGCTTGAGCTTTCTCGACGTAACCTCAATGAGAACGACCTCATCAGAGTGCTTGATGATGCCAGTGGTGCAGTTCTCTTTCAATCAATCAGTAAAGAAGACCTATCCGCTAATGGGAAGATTAGACCCGTGGGAGCGAGACACTTCGCGCAATATGCGACCCTCGTTCAGAATCTCACTCAACTATACAATTCCTCTATAGGACAAGACCCGGCAGTTCAAGTTCACCTATCTGGCAAGAAGATTGCCGAGATTATGGAGAGACTTCTTGGTTGGGAACGTATGGGCATTTACGGTGATAATGTCCGTCTTCTTGAAATGGCTGAGACACAGCGACTTAAGGAGTCAATTCAGCAAATGCTTGGAGCTGAGAACCAAGCTGCGGGTACACAACCTACTGAGGCACCAGATGCTCCAATGGGAATGCCATCCCCGCTTAATCCTCAGAGTAACGCGAGTAAAGGAGCACCGTCATCATCAAGTACGACCCCCACTGGACCACAGGGCTAAGCAATCCCGAGAAGATGCAATTTCTCGGTTTGTTGGAAGGAAATCAAAAACTACTTGACAAACTCGCAGAAATATGTTATAATATGTGTAAGAGTTCAGAAGTAAGTGACACTGACTTCGAAAACCCTAACTGGGCTATGAAACAAGCTCACTGGTTAGGGTACCGCAAGGCGATGCGACAAATCGCAATGCTTTGTACTCCTAAGGATGACCAATCCAAACCCTAACTAGAAAAGGACCATGACCAATGGCCGATGATATTTTTAATAATGACGGTGTGACCCCATCGGATGATACTGCTCTCGAACAGCTCGTAGGCGAGGGCAAGAAGTTCAAATCTGTTGATGAACTAGCTAAGGCTTATTCCAATGCTAATAATCACATTGATGAACTTCGTAATGACCTACAGAGCACCCGCGAGTTTATCAGTGAAGAACTGAAGAAACTTGCAGAACAGCGTAATCAGGCACCGCCTGCACCACAGACACCCGAGACGGGGGGCAATCCGAACCCTGCTCCTGCGGCTCCTTCTGGTGGAGAGGTTGAGGACCTAGACACGCGAATTGCTAAGGCGTTGGAAGAGAGAGACACTCTTAAGCGACTTCAGGGCAATGCCAATCTCGTACAGGAAGTTCTAGTCGAACGACTTGGCGATGTTACTAAGGCGGCGGAGGCCGTTGTTGCAAAGGCTCGTGAACTTGGGCTTCAGCCCTCGGACATGAAGGAACTGGCAGCAAAGTCCCCTAAAGCTTTTCTAACTACGATGGGCATTGATGCTGATAGTAAGCCGACGAGCAACTCGACTCCCGCTCCTAGCTCTGACGTTAATCCGCATAATATGAATACTGGTGCCCCTAAGCCCAATACTTATGCGTATTTCGAGCAGATTCGTAAATCTGACGCTAAGCTTTATTGGAATCCTAAGACGCAGGCTGCAATGCACAAAGCGGCTCAGGAAATGGGTGAAGCGTTCTTCAACTAACTTTACTAGGAGTTAATTACTAATGGCTGGTGTTACCACTGGCGTTACTCCGCTTCTGATCCGTTCTAATGTCTGGTCTAACCAGCTTAAGGACGTGCTACTGGACGAGCTTAATGCTCAGCAGTACGTTGACTGGATTCAGATGCCGGATACTGGCGCTACGCTTAATATCCCGTCGATTGGTGATCTCGATGTGAACGACTACGCGGAGGATACTCCGGTCCAGTACACTGCACTGGCATCCGGTAACTTCCAGTTCACGATCACGGAATACCTCTCGTCGGCCACGTATATCACCGTTAAGGAACGTCAGGACAGTATGTATGCTGCCCGTGTTGAGGCGTCCTTTGTTCCGAAGCAGGCTCGTGCCATTTCAGTTCGTCTCGAAGGAGACATTCTGAATTGTGGTCAGCCCGGTACGGCGAATGGCCAAACGGCCTCTTCGCTTAACCCGATCAATGGTGCAAACCACCGTTGGGTTGGTTCGGATACGGCGAACTCGAACAAGACCCTTGGTTTCAAGGATTTCGCTCAGGCACTTTTCTCTCTCAAGAGGGCAAACGTTCCCCAGCGTAATCTCTGCGCCATTGTTGATCCTTCGGTCGAGTACCACTTCAACACTCTGAGTGACACTCTTTCTGTTTCGTACAACCCCATGTGGGACGGTATTATCCAGACGGGTATTGCTTCGGGAATGCGCTTCTCGCGTAATATCTATGGCTTCGATATTTACGTTTCGAACTACCTGCCCGTTATTGCGGCTGGCGAGACGATTAACTCGGTTGCCTCGGGTACCAACGCAGTTGCTAACCTCTTCTTCTCGTGTGACCAGTCTGTGGTTCCGTTTGTCGGCGCGTTTGCTCAGCATCCGAAGGTTGACAGCGAGTTCAACAAGGACTTCCAGCGTGAAGAGTACGTTACGACTTGCCGTTACGGTCTGAAGCTTTTCCGCCCTGAGAACTTCATTACTGTTCTCAGTTCCCCCAACGTGATCGCCTAAGGAGTAATATAACATGGCAGAACAGCTTTGGCATAACTCTGATGGTCTTCCGGTTCGCTTCGGTCTGTCTCAGGGTCGCCGCAAGAACACTGTCAGCGGTGCTGGCAAGCTCGGTGCGGTTAACACCCTTGGCGAGCGTAAGCAAGTCGAGCTTAACGTTGAACTGGCTGGTGCTGCGCGTACGATGTACACCGCTGACCGCAACAACGATGGTACTATGGATGGATTTGAGAAGGGTCTTGACTCTTTCATTCCGAGTGGTGCTGTAGTTACTTCGATTGAAGTGATGACGATTGTTGCTCCGGCTGGTGGTACTAGCTACTCGCTTGGTACGTATCAGGTTGACGGTACAGCGATTTCGGCGACTGCGCTGATTAACGCGGGTACAGTGGCTACCGTGCCGCTCTCCGCTCTGGCGCAGGACTCGTATATCACGGCCTCTACTGTCGGTACTTATACCGCCGGTAAACTGAAGTTCATCATCAGTTACATTGACCCGGCTATCGCTCTGAAGCCGTAACAATATGGTAGGCGGTTCTCTATTCGTGGGGGACCGCTTGCCCTCTTCTTACGGAGGACGAGTGATGCTTAAACATGTTGCAGATGCCTCAGGCCCCGGAATAGCCCTCGCTTATTTTCTTAATCAAGTTATTCCGGTCGTCCAACCTATTGTAATTTTCCTTACGGCAATTGCGGGTTTGGCTTGGTATGGCGTTCGCTTCTATTATTGGTTCAAGTATAAGAAACCAATTGACTAATATCTGGTCCGAGAGGTTAATAGCTTCTCGGACCTTATTTTACGAGGAATAGATGGAAAAACTAACCCTGCTTCAGATGACTCAGAACATCTTGTCGGCAATGAACTCCGACGAGGTGAACAGCATCACTGATACTGTGGAGTCTCAGCAGGTGGCCGATGAAATTCAGAATACCTTTAGAGACTTGTACACTAACCACGACTTCGGTACTTTCGAAGGACTAGTTAACCTTGTAAGTCCCGGAAGCACTTCAACCCCAAACGTTTTGACTTTGCCAACTAATGTTCAGTTCGTTAAGTGGATTAAGTACAGAGATTATCGCAATACTTCTTCCGACATTACCTATATTGACTGCGTATATGTCGATCCTGAAGTCTTCATTAGGAATATCGTGGAGCAAGCCGATCCGGCGTCAAATGTAAATGTCCAACTACTTTCGACCTCTCCTATTACTTATCCTATTGCTAATGATCGCGCTCCAAGGTATTACACTATCTTCGAAGATACTCAGTCTATCGTTTTCGATGCTTTCGATGCTACTAATGAAAGCTATCTAACTGGAAGTAATGCTTTGGCTTGGGCTATTCAGTACAAGACATTCAGCATGACGGATAGTTTTATTCCTCCTATTCCAGCCAGTGAATTTCCTCACTTGCTAGCAGAAGCAAAGAATGCTTGCTTCATTAACATCAAAGAGATTGCTAATTCTAACGAAGCATCTCGTGCAAGACGACAGCTAGTTCGTTCTCAGCGTCGTCCTGTTTCTGTATCTGGTCAAAAGAAAGGCGTACTAACGCATGTCGATTACTCGCGGAAACGCTGATAGCTACAAGACGGATGAAATGACCGTTAGCGGTCGGAACATCTGCATTAAGATTAATGAACAGGGTTATTACAGGATTGATATTGATGGGTCGGGTGACAAGCCTGCCCTATGCGATCACATCTTCACATCTCTTCAGGAAGCTCGGAGGGCAGTAAGTGCCTACGTGAATGAGAACCGAGCTGCGATTGAAAAGAAGAAAATGATTATGGAAATCGCTGAGAGAGAATATCCTCGGAAGGGAAAGAGTGCCAAGACCAGTACAGAATAAGCTTTATCAGAGCTTCATTAAGGGCCTCATAACTGAGGCAGGCCCTCTCACTTACCCTGAGAATGCTTCGATTGATGAGCTTAATACTGTAATTAAAGTTAAAGGCAGTCGCAGTCGTCGTCTTGGATTAGATTACGAACCTTCTAGTGTTGCTGCAACTCTTTCTGATCTTGATGATACAAAGTTTATTTCTGAATTTGCTTGGAAGAGTGTCGGTAATGATGCCGATGTGAATTTCCTAGTAATGCAAGTAAAACGAACACTGCACTTCTTTGATTTAGACGCTGTTCCTATAACGGGCAGCCCTAAATCTTTCACTGTTGATCTTAGTACATATGTAGCTCCTTTTGCTACAACTACAGATGTAGATAACAACCCGGTGCAAATGGCATCAGGAAAGGGTTATCTGTTTGTAGCTTCTCCTGTGATTGACCCTATTCTAATTCAGTATGATGCTGATACAGATAATGTAAGCATAATTAGATTGATTCTAAAAATTCGGGATTTTGTTGGTGTGATTGATAATCTCAACAACGAGGCTCAACCAGATACTTTGAGCAATGAGCATTACTACAATCTTCGAAATCAGGGGTGGGTTCAACCCGGTCCTCTTGGTGTAGTGGATGGAACTCCAACCACCACTTATACTGGCACCCCTCCTGCTGGTTCAGGAACAGGTCCCGGTGGCGGTGGTAAATATTATGATCCCACTGGTGAAACTGCGGATAACTTTCCATAATGGCGAATAGTCCTGATCCTGTAATTCAATACTTTAATATAATTGGTCGTTACCCCGGTAATAACCAACAGTGGTGGCTTGCTCGTTCTCAGATTGACGACAGCACTCGTAATCTGAAGGTTGGTGATTTTATGCCAGAAACCCTTCAGAAGTTGTACATGGGTAATATGCATGCCCCTCGTGGGCACTACATTCTTGACTTCTTCAATAAAGATAGAAGTTTGATTAGTAGTATCCCTAGCCTGCCAGTTGAAACAATTAATGAACGTCCCAAAAGTATAACTTTCTTCTCTGGTCGAGTTTGGTATGGGCAAGGAAGCAATGTTCTGTTTAGTCAGGTTCTTCTCGACCCCACACAAGCAGCTAACTGCTATATGGACGCTGATCCTACTAGTGAAGAAGTTTCTGATCTAGTTGCTACCGACGGTGGTTACATTCCGATCCCTGAGGCAAGTCACATTGTTAAGTTGGCGGCTTATGGCGGCGGGGTCATTGTTTTTGCTCATAACGGAGTATGGGCTGTAACAGGTGGACAGAATGGTTTTTCCGCCCTTGATTACTCAGTTAATAAGATTTCACCAATTGGTTGTCAATCTCCCAACTCAGTAGTTGAAACAGATAAAGCTATTTTCTGGTGGAGTGATGTGGGGATCATGGCAGCTAGTCAAAGCAATCTTGGTTTGTATGGCCCTATTTCAGGCAGTCAAGCCACTACTGATAAGCTAAACATTACTGAGCAGACCATCCAATCCTACTATAATAAAATCTCTGATGATGCTCGTGAAGATGTTAAAGGTGTATTTGATCCTAAGCGCAATTGTATTTACTGGCTCTATAGAGAAAATGCTAGTTCTACCAACTATGATAAAGTTCTGATTTTCGATGCAGCTCTAGGGGCCTTTTACCCGTGGAAGTTTTCAGCCAGTTCTAACGGTGTTGTTAAAGGTATTTATATCGCTAATAGGAATAATAGCTACACGATACCTACTGATATAATGCCAAGTCAGATTGAGTACATTGTAAGTCACGGAACTTCTGTTCGCATTGCTCAGTCACGTAGCGGTCAATTTGTTGATTGGTATTCTGCTGATAATGTAGGCGTTACATATGACTCTTACATAGAAACAGGATATGAGCTGTTCTCAGATGCTATGCGTAAAAAGAACATTACTTATCTTTTCACGTATCTAACTAGAACGGACTCAGCAATCGTTAGCGGCCAACCAGATTATCCGAGTTCTTGTAACATGCAAGTTAAGTGGGAGTGGTCAAGTTCCTCAGGCAGTAACAAATGGACAATTCCTACTGAAGTTTATCGTCCGGGCAGATTGCTGATGGATACAGCAGATACCGGTTTCAGTATGGTTGTGACTAAGAATAAGGTTAGAGGCAATGGAAAATCAATCCAATTCAGATACAGCAGCAGTGAAGCAGGAAAAAACTTCGACCTCGTTGGATGGTCCATCGCAGCCAGTGGCTCGCCCATTCCGTAATACGATTTACGAAGAAGATGGATTGCGACTATATCTGATTGATGTATGTGGTCAATTGTCATTCCATATTGATAATGAGATTGAAATTGATGCAGCTCGGCTAAAGCACCTGAGAGAAGTGTTTGATTGTCTTCTAGTTGCACTTACAGAAAAAGGTTGGCATCATCTCGATACATGGATACCACCTGAAATGGAACCAGAGATTAAGTTCGCTGAGTCCTTTGGATTTAGGAAAACTGGTTTCGATAAGGTCCTATATTACGAGAATGGTATCAAGCAGAACCTAACTGAAATGAGGATTAAGTTCTAATATGCCCCCAGTGGCGATTGCAATTGGCGCTTTAGCGGTCGGAGTTGGTGTTGCAGCAGTCGGCACCGTTGAAAGTGCTCATGCTCAGAAAAAGGCTGCCAATGCTCTACAAGATCAGAATGCAGTCCTCCGTCAGCAAACGCAACTACAAGGAATGCGGCAACGTACTGATGCCATTCGGGCCGGTAGGCAAGCTCTTGCTTCAGCAGAACAGAATGCTGAAAATCAGGGAGTTGCTTCTAGCTCTAGTGCTCAAGGTGGTCAGTCAAGTATCGTCAGCCAGATGATAAGCAATGTTTCCTTCTTGGATGAATATAATCACATGACTGATCTTGCTGAGCAGTTTGGTGCTACGGCTGAGAAGTACAAAGCGAAAGCAGATATGTGGGGAACTATTACAAACTTCGGATTTAAGGTTGCAGATATGGGAGCAAGTCATCTATAATGGCTGATCCCATCACTACCCCCAGTGCCTCCCCTTTTATTCAGCAGCCTGAAAGTCCGTTCGGTGATAACGTTCAGGCTGAGAGCGAAGCTACAACCAATGATAATGTAGCTACTCCTAGTCGTACTGCTACGACAGCGCTCGCTCTTATTCAGCAGAGCCATCAAGCAACTATTGATGACCTGTCAAGCACGCTTGGCAAAGCAATGGATCAGGCTACTCAGATTATCCAGAGTGGTCAGGAAGCCACTACTCGTATGCAGGCAGTTATAGCCGGTACGCAAGATAGAATGAAGGGTCTTCAGGGTATTGTTGGTACTCAGGACCCACAGACAGGTCAACTCTTCACACCTGAACTTGTTAAGAACGTACAGCAGACTACCGCTGCTGATCGTGCCAACCGTATTGATGATTTGTCATATTCTTCAACTGAGGAAGCAGCAGTTCATGCCATTCAGGAAAAGCTTGCTGCTGGCGATGAGGTTGGAGCGCGAGCCTTGTATAATAGACTCGATCCTGCCAAGGCTACTTCGTTTGGGGTAATGAAAGACTTCTACACTCGCAACTTGGTGATTGCCAATGCGATTGAGAAGGCTGGTGTTGATGCTCAATCAGAATCGGCTCTCCACAAAGTACTTACTACGATTGCTAGCTTGCCTGAGTCTTTCACCTTGAAGACTGCTCGCTCCCTTTGGGGTAACGTACAGAGCGGTACTGGTGGATACAGTTCAAGCCTACTTCGTGGACTATTTGATCCCGGTGGAGAACTTGGTAAGCAGGTTTTAGCTTGGCAGTCAATGCCTGTTGAGCAGCAGGCTAAGTATCTTCCAAAGCTGCTGGCTAATATTCAGAGCAACAGCTCGTACGCTGGTATTCTGAGCGATCCCGGTAAGGCTAATGAACTTCTCGCTGCCTTTAAGGGCGGTGTTGATACGTGGCAGCGTAGCGAGATGGATGCTGGCAATGCTCTTGACATGGTGCTGATTGCTCCGTTGTTCAAGGGTGTTGGTACTGCATTAACTCATGGTAGTGATATTATCACCGGTATGGGTGCTCGTTCTGCCGCTACTAATCGTGTAGCTAACGCTTTCGAGATTGCATCGAAAGATGGTTTGCCTGCCATGACGCAGCAGACAGCGGTGGTTCCTGACGAGCTTATCGAGCAAGGTCTTCCTCGTTCAGTTAATCCACTATTAATGCCAGAGTCCAAACCTATTACTAGGGGAGACTTGCTATCAAGCACTGCAAAGATCAATCCAGATTTCACAGTTCCAAATATCCAGCCTGTGTCCCGCGCGGGAGATGTGGCCGATCAGGTTGCTTATGCGAGGGAAGTTCTGAACTCACCAGAGTTCCAGATGATTCAATCTCCGAACAGGTTCTTCAGCCCGGAGGAAAAGGGAGTAGCGATCCAGAACACACTGGACACGATCAAGGCTCGTACTAACTCTAACGTCCTTGATTACACTCCTGAAGATGTTCGTCTGTCTAATGGACAGCAGATTACTCAACTTGATGTAACTCTCAACAAATCCTTCGCTTCTCAGGATGAAGCAAGACTGTGGCTACACAATCAGGGATATGGTGCTGATGTAACTAACGTGGTTGAAGATACATCTGGTCTGTTCTTCCCGCGTGTAAAGATGTACATGCGTGAAACTGGCTTCTACACTAATGACCTTAATCCACCTAACCAGCACTATGTTGCTAGGTGGCTTGGTAGCAACACTGTTACTTCTGATCCCAAACTGTTCGCTAAAGGAACGCAGGCGGGTCAAGTTCAGCAGCAGTGGATGCGTGAAATTAAGGACCTCAATAAAACTGTAACTAAGCTTTCGCCAACCGATAGGACGTATCTCCGTGAGGTTGTGCAGAAAGGTGTAAATGAGGCTCGTTGGCTATCCCCAACAGAGTTCGATACTGTGTGGGAAAGGGCAACCGGTAGTCTTCCAAGTGGTAAAGTCAAAGCTGCTTATCTTAATTACAGGACCGCTGACGAAATTGACTTCGAGATGCGTAATGCGAATTCTCTGGCTGATCTTGCTACTCGTGGAGTAGAGAAGGTCCGCTTTGACGCGCTTGGTACTGATATAAATAAGTTGGGAATTGTTGAGCATGATTTGAAGGTTCCTGATGAACCGATGCTCCATATCTCAACCGGCGTTACTATCAAACCGGGAGATATGACTGAAGCTCGACTGAAGGAGCTTGAGGGTGAGGGTCACTTCATTGTTACTACTGAAGACCCAGTGAAACTTAAGGACGGTAACTACTACCGTAAATTCCTAGTTAATAAAACTGAACTAGAGGCTAACCAACTTCCTGATTACGTACTTCCGTATTCAGAAGGTGGGCATCGTGTGTACGCAGATAAGTTCTTTGTCAAGCAAGCCAAGTACATTCAGACTGCTGACGGTGTTAAAAGGCTAGACAAGCCTCAGGTGTACGTAACAGGTGCTACCAAGGCTGACGTAGCTCGCTGGGCACAGCAGATGGAACTAGCTCGTCTTGCTGTCCGTGATGGTAAAGATGCTGCGTACCTCGATGACAACATCTTCAAGGGACAGCGTGGACTGCCCAGCGGTGACGACTTTATGAAAGGCATTCAGGATGGTACGTGGAATACTGACTATCCGTTTGAGGCACTCTTCGATAGAGAGCTTCCGGTTGAGTATGCCAAAGGTGGAGGGAAGTTTGCTGATGAGTCGGGAGCCAATGGCTTCTACCGTACTAATGGGCAACTGTACTACAGTGCCAAGGGCGATGTCCTAAAGAATGTCAATGGCGATCTTGCACCGACCATTGATCCATTCAAGATGCAGAACAACGCTTTGTTCAACGTTGCTCGTCTAAGTTCATTCGATGACTTCAAGACTTCAGCGGTTCAGCGTTGGGTTAACACTTACGGTCAGTTTCTTGAGTACAACCAAAATGCAAGTCCTGCCGAAATTTTCAACTCGGCTACTGTAAGTCGCGGAGCCAATCGTGAGCTAGTCCATCAGATCGAAGGACAGCGTGAAGCTATCAAGCGTATGCTGAACTTTCGTGGTGAGTTCGACATGGAGAAGACCAACGCTATGCGTCGTCTCCACGAATGGATGGTTGGTAATAGTGATAACGAACTACGCAAGTGGATTAGTAAAGCTCCGTTGTGGGTGATTGACCACAATCCAGTTAACATTCTCCGTGGCCTAACCTTCGATATGAAGCTTGGACTGTGGAACCCCGGTCAGTTGTTCGTACAGATCAGCACTGCATTCTCCGCTCTTGCCATGTCCCCCGGCGCTGGACTCAAGGGTATGGCTACCATTCCTGCGATGATTGCGTACAGGACAGCACTTAAGAATGGAGTTGGAGACAACGTTCTCGACCTTCTCGCGAAGAGAGGCATATCCAAACTTGCTGGCTTCGGAAGTGAGCAGGAATTTAAGAACTACATGAAGTTCCTTGACAAGTCGGGTATATTTGCATTTGGAGACAGTCACCTCCTTGTCAACAGCTCTCATCCAGCAGCGGCTTACAGCTTCCTCTCCAAGCAAGACGCAGTTCGTACGTCTGGAAGATTTTTCTTTAACCGCGCAGAGGACGCTAACCGCTTGGTTGCTGCTCGTATTGCCTATGATGAAGCGGTAAAACGTTTTGGTTCTGCCGATTTTGAAAACTTCGAGTTCAATGAGTTCTTCCGCGCTAGGACGGAAAACTACAGTTTTAACATGTCTCAGACTAGTGCTGCTGCTTGGCAAAAGGGACTCCTTTCTATTCCTACTCAGTTTTGGGCATACAACTGGCGTATGATGGAAGCTTTGGTTGGACACCAGTTCACCAACGCTCAGAAGGCTCGCCTGCTTATGGCCCAGCTGTTCATGGGTGGTGCTGCTGGTGTACCAGCTGCTGGCCTTATTACTGACTACATTAATTCTCGCACAGGATCAGCGCCCAACTTGAACGGTTCTCCCGGAGAAGTGGCGTGGGCCACTGTCCAGCGGGGTATGGTTGACGAGCTAGTTCATCTAACCACTGGTGCTGATGTTCAGATAGGTCAACGTTTGGCCACCGGCGACTTCTTTCAGCAGACAGCGGAAAAGCTGATGGGTTATAGCGAATACGGTGATAAAACCACGCCAGCAGATATGCTTGGCGGAGCGACTTACAGCGTATTCGGTGAGGCAATGGGTTCTGCATATGCTTTAATCCAACATTGGGTTGCTGCGGAAACTGGTGGTGAAGACCCCTACGATATGACGCAGGATGATTGGGATACTTTATTCAAACAGATTAGCTCAGTCAACAACATCGCCTTTAAGGCTTACTTCGCTAAGAAGTACGGTATCTACACCAGCCAGAAGGGTCGAGTACTGATTGATAATCTTCCTCCGGCTGATGCTGCGTTCCTTGCTCTTGGGTTTGCTCCCGGAGAACTAAGAGATCGTAGTGCTATCATGGAATGGAAGAAGAACCGTCAAGACTTCGTACAGAACGCTGCTGACTTCGTTAACGCCCGTTGGGCTGAAAGCGTACGTGAACCAGATAAGTTCAAACAAAACTCTCGTATTGTAAGTCAGTTCGTTAATATGCTTCCGCCCGAAGATAAGATGGAAGTACTACAGAAAGCTCACCTTGGTCGTGACCCATCTGACTACAGCAGGCTGCTACGTATTCGTCAGAGCACACAGACCCAAGATGAAGCAATTAACCAGATCAATGAACAATTCAACAATCAAGATGCAACTATGAACGCAGAGGAACCACAACAGTAATGGCCGATCTTTCTAAAACACTGCCAACTGAAATTGATAGTCAGCAGAGATTTATTCAGGCGGCTCCTGCCACTCCCTCTCCGCTAACAGCTATTGCGGACTTTGCTGGCAACCTTGCTGGCGTAGCTAGTGATGCGTGGACAGCCTTTGATCGTAACGCTGCTCAGAGACGAGCTGCTGCTGATGAACAGGCGAAGAACAATGCGGTCAAGGATATTGCAAATAGTATCTTCTCTGATCCATCGGTTGCGCCTAAGGCTAACATTCCGCCCGGAAGTGAGCAGGCTGCGGCCAATGTTAAACCTCTCGCTGCTCAAGCTGCTAATTCTCAACAGGCTGCTGCTCAGGGTAAGATTGACCCTGCAATGGCTCAGGCTAAGTCTCTTGCTGTACTGAGGCAGGCACTAGCCTCTAACCCCGGCCATGAATATGCTGTGTATCAGGTGTTCAAGGAAGCTGGTGTTGATAACATGATTATGCAGCAGTACAACAATGCTGAGAAAGCGCTTGAGAACGATCAGAGTGCTCAGCAGGCAACTACTAACAAGCTGATTGACTCTGCGGTTAATGAGTATGGGTATGCAGATTACTTCAAGAGAAGTCCATCAGAACAGGCACAGATACTTGCTACGGTGGGCAATCTCAAAGCTCAGGAAGCTGATCTAAAGACTAAATCTACTCTTGCTGATCTTACGCTGAAGAATGTACAACTAACTGATGAGCAGAGAAAAGTAGTTCAGACTCAGAACAGTTCTACTCTATTCGATAGTGCTAACACTTACCTGACTAGCAACTTCAGCAATCTTATGAAGATGGCTGTCAACCAGCTTGCTGACCCTTCTTTGGCTAATCAGCCGGGGCGTCTTGAGCAGCTTCAGTCTCACTGGCTTAGTGTAGCACTTCCTGCCTTGGATGCTGAGTACATCAACCAGAAAGGACAGCTTGGTTCTCTCTTGTCCTCTGATGATGCCAATAGGCTGGATACATTGTATCATCAGCAGAGAGATGCACTTGTAAATCTTATCTCTGGTCCTCAGTCAGTAGTGGCAGCTCAGCAGAGAGCGTTACAGACCATCACTGACACGTATGGTATCGACTATGCTAAAGCCGCACCAACCCTTCTTCGCCTTCAGAAGTTGATTGGTCCTCAGGCTGTCGGTGTCCTACTCAGCCCATCTATTCAGGGAAACAAACAACTGATGGATATGCTTGGCAATGAACTAAAAGGCGTCATTCAAGACCCTTCGAAGATGCCAAGTTTTACTGAGTTTGTACAGACCTTGAATGGAACGATTGACCCATCTTCATGGAATCCTGAAAAGATTAAAGCTGCTGCGCCTGCTGCTCTTATCTCCATGAATGCACTGGCTCATAATGACCCCGCTACCAATGGTACAGATAAGCAGGGACACCTAGCATTAGTCAACTCTGTTAAGCAGACTGCTAGCTTGGCTGTGGACGTTGTTCCTCAGTGGGGTTTTGGTAATGTATTGATGCAGGGTAAAGCTCTAAATACTCGTGGTGTAACCACTGCACTATTTAACACCTCTGCCAACGTTTCTGACCGTATGGATGCTATCCGAGCTTGGATACCTGCTACCACTCGTACGTACATGACACTTTCGCAGATGCCAAGTGGCGACCAGTACTACTCGGCACAGCTTGATCCTCACACGCTAACGTGGAAAGCTGTCTGGAATGGTAGGAAGGTTGAAGCCCCACTTCAGAAAGGCGGAATGGCTGCTGGTGCATTCAGCCTTGCTGAAGCTGCAAGCCCCGGTACTTATGCCAATGATCTGATTAAACCTTCACCGTCCACTAAGGTTTTGGAGCAGGTTTCAACTCTTAACCACATGCTTAACAATTTAAGTGATGCTGGTTCCAAGGGTTATGATCCTACGCTCGGTAAGGGTGTTAACTATCAGGAAGCTCGCAAGTACTTCGCTACCGGTCAAATTCCTCAGTCGCTTAATAAACCTACCACTCAGAAGAATGGTAAGACTCCTGAGCAGAACGTTGATGATGCTATTAGCCACATGCTGGACTTTGTTAACAGGCTACCAAGTCCTAAGCCGGTTGCAGAAGTTTCCAATATGCCACTCGCTGGCGCAGTAACTACATCTGCTGAGAAGTATGGTGTGCCTACTGATATTGCTCTGCGTTTAATCCATCAGGAAAGTGGAGGCAATCCTAACGTTGGAGTAAGCAAGAAAGGTGCAGTTGGTCCCGGTCAGATTATGCCGACAACTGCTGCTAGGTATGGAGCTGATGTTACCAAACTTACACCAGAAGAAAACGTGGACTTGGCTATGCGTATCCTAGCAGACAACCACGCCAGAACCGGTAACTGGGAAGACGCAGTAAGTATGTACCACTCTGGCCACACGCTTGCTGATGCTGCTCGATTGAAACTTAATGACGGAAACATTGCAACCACTGACTACACCGCTGGTGTGGTTGGTATGAGTTCCATCAGTCCTGATAACCTCAAGAGATATGGATATGTCCGGTACTAACTTAATCATTCAAGTTCGTAGACTGATGAAGCAGGGTATCTATGACCCTGATGAACTCTTCCGTCAGGTTTATATAAACAATCGCGTCCACTACAGTAAAGTAAGAGAGGCTGTTCAAATTGCTAAAAACCTTTAACTATCTGAAGAACCGTTTCCTTGAGGCTAGTACTTGGGCAGGTATTGGTGTAGCTTTTACTGCTGGTGCAGCTTTCTACAAGGAACTCATCATTGGTGCAGTTATCTGCGGAGCTATCGCTGTAATGATGCCGGACTACACTCCCAATGCAACCAAGTAATGATTGTTATACCCTAACTAGATCGAGTGAGGGGTGTAAACTCAAGGCTTATCAAGACACCGGAGGCGTCTGGACGATAGGCGTGGGACATACCGGTGGTGTGAAACCAAACCAAGTTATCACCAATGAGATCGCGGAAACTCTTCTCGAACACGATATGCAGTATGCGGCTAGTATCGTCAACACCCATTGTCTCCCCTGTACTCAGGGACAATTCGATGCGCTTACGGACTTCGTTTTCAATGTCGGCCCTAGTCAGTTTCTTTCGTCCCATTTGTTTACCTACCACAAAACAAGACAATACGACAAAGCCGCTGACGAATTCCCTAAGTGGAAATACGACAACGGCAAAGTCATTCCGGGTTTAGTTACTAGACGCGCTAAGGAGCGGGAGCTGTACACTTCCCAAGAACCTCAAGCAGACCATCCGCATACTGACGTACCAGAACATTCTGTTCCTTCAGTTGACGGTTCTGCTTCTGCAAATCCGGGTCCAAGTGTTGACCAATCTTCTGTGGCTCCGCCTGCACCAGTTTCAAGTACTGCTCCGGCGTCAAACAGTGGACAGTCTGAATTCGTGGCTCAGGCTTTGGTATTACTCCGCAAGCTGCTAGGCAAGGGATAAGAAATAACCACCTAAAACGCATTCTTCACCTCGTCAGAATCTACTGGAGCTGTACACGGTTTTGCCGGTGCAGCCTCTATTTCTTTGATGATAGATTGCACTTCACGCGGACCCTGCACAACCTTAATAACTGCCTGCTCCGATTTTCCAGTTTGGTTGTTCTGAGCAGCAGTCATATCCACTACTTTCTGGTGTTCCAGATTGAAGGCGATTACTTCATTGTCGTACTGAACATGCCACTTGTGGATTAGTGTGCTTTGAATATAAATAGAAGCCCCAATCATCAAGACAGCTACGCCACCGCCAGCAAGAACGTAAGGATTAGGAAGACCCATCATAGTCGCGCTTTCTGTTTAAAGGCTTCATAACCAATACCAAAGTACTCAACCATCAACTGGTTGAATTCATCTACACCCACTCCCTCAGGCATATCAACCGTCAGGCGAAATAGAACATCGCCGTGACGGGTTTCTTTTTTCATCTGACTGGTCTGACGCCTACGTTTCTTTGTGGTAAGGTCATTACCATGAACATCAACTAGCTGCATAGGAAACCTCAAACCTTTCCACAAACTCATCAAAGTCAACAAAAGAGATATTCATATCGAATGGATAACACTGGCGTACGATAACACCGGTATCCATTAGCCTGCAATCAAATAGGAGGTTAGTAGAAATTTCTCTAAATCTCACAGACTCCTGCGACGCAAGCGAGTTCAAAACTTCCGGTTGTGTTGTCTTCTCGTTCGTATTCAGCTAATTTGCTCCAATCTATAGACTTGGGCATCTTCTTTACCCATTCATTATATTGTTCTTCGGTTAACGTTTGATAAGGTGCTTGAGGATACTCCGTGGGGTCAAAAGGAAGAAAAGACACACCCGAAAGCAAATCAAAATTCCTATAGCACCAAGAAGCCACATCAAGCCATTCATCTTCTTTCACCGAAATAGTTACACTTGGTTTATGTTCACACCAGTTTTCTTGGAAGTGTTTCCACGTCTCAAGGAAATCTAAAGCATTAACGTCGCTCCGTACCACCGATGTATTAGGCGATTTTTGGGGAAACGAGAATACAATCGCCGAAGCATTTCGCTGGTCAACCTCATGCGGTACACCCGCGTCAATGAGAAATTGAGTAATCGGGTCCTTAGCATCATTCCGTACAGTACGGAGATAAAACGAAGACCACCTCGGATGAATTCCGCTAGCGCTGTTAACAAGCTGAGAAACAGTGCCAGAAGGCTTAACACAAGTAATGGCAGTGCTAGGAGCAATCCCAAGACGTTCCGCCCACTCTCGGTTAGTTTCATTTGCTACTTCCTTAAGCTTTTCAAGAGCAATAGACCCAGTAAAAAGGTCAGTGTTATCGGCAATGCCAGTGAGGGATACACCTAAGAGTCTTTCTTCTTCCGTGTTCTTTTGCCAGATTTTACGGAGGTATCGGAAGTTCGTGAAGGTAGACTGGATCGTGCCGAGAATTGTAGCGAGGCGAACTTTCCTTGCAAGGCTGGCAAAATCATCCTCAGGTCGGACAACGACTTCCGTAAGGTTGCAGAACTGGAAAGGTCGAAGGATGATCTCTGAGCAAGGGTTAGTGCCAAAGTCAAAGTTCGGATCGCGCTTTCCAAGTTTTTCAACGATGCGTTTAGATGCGTCTCGATTGAAGATTCCACGCTCTCCTGATTTGGAGTCGTAGAGAGCTTTCCACTCTTTGAGAAATTCGCCGATTTCTGGTTTACCATTATACACCGCACTGTTATTAGCAAGTTGTCTGTGAACGTGGCCTTCCCACCAGCTTCCAGACTTAGCTGTAGCCATTGCCTCACTACCCAAATCGGATAGAGAGATCATTGCACTTCTACGTACACCGCCGACTACAACTACATCGGCGACCATACACATCAGGTCATGCGCCTCCAAAGGAGTGAGCCTACGTCCTGCTGCTCTTTTGAATAGGTCCACAGAGAAACGGAACAACCTTTCGAGTGGCTCAGGCCCGCTAGCTCTGCCCCCAAATGTAACAAGTCTCGCTCCGGCAGGACGTACTCTAGTTGTATCCCACTTGGGAATTTGACCTGCAATAAGTAGAGTGAGCAACTCTCGGAATGCGGTAGCCCAACCTTCTTTGCTATCCGCGACAACAACGACTGTATCTGTGTCGTTAAATGCCTCGGTGATACGAGGGAGTTGACTGACATATTTTTCCTCTACACTAAAACCAACACCAGTCCCGCACATTAAGATGTACATGGCTTCGTCGAAACTTCTAGGGGAATCAACAGGCAAGTACGCACAATTGTACGCACCCACGTTACACCTATCTAGTGCGGGTCCGGCAGTCATCATTGCCCGCATTGAAGGAACTACTTCAGTGTTGACAATGGCATTATATAGTTCATCGAACTGTTTATCAAAATCTCCCTCTTTATATCCAGAAGGAGTTACATAAATATCATCACAGATATTCTTGTAGTAATCAATTAGGCGTTGAACTGTTTCTTCCCACGTCTCTCGTCGTCCTAAATCGTTACGCCACCGAGCATACCTACTTAGATGAACGAACTTTTGGTAGTCATCCATTCAAAGCTCTCCAAACAGTCATTGTGCTTACATTGAGAGCTTCTGCAATTTGAGAGTAATATAGACCCTCTTCTCTTAGTTTCTTTGCTTCGTTCAATTTATCTCCAACCAAAACACAAGGAACACCGTAAGGTTTATTAAACCGAGGATTTAGTTCCTTAATTAGTTCATATTCTCTTTCACAAGCCTGTTGCTTAGTTAGGTTTTTGTCAGTTATCACAACCCAGTCTGACGGAACATAACCTTCGAGAATTAAGTTTTGACACCATTCAGCATGTTCAGATGATCTGTGCCCGTAGCGACCATTCTTTGCCCCTTTGTAGGACGTGCAACGCCACGCTCTTTCGTTTGTACCATGACCAACATAAACAATCTTTCTTTCGTCTCTAGGGTCGATATGAAAGTAAACGTAGCATCGTTGATAATCGTCTATCTTACAAACCTCTCATGTCCGCTGCTGCTCCTGTGTGGAGAGCGTTAATCATCCGCTGGTATGCGGCATTACCATCGAACCGCATTACCCACGCCACCTTTGATAGAGATGCTTGTGCAAGCGCCCAACATTCAATGGCATTACGTCTGTTGTATTCAAGTTCTTCATCGTCTTCACTATCAACGTAACGGTCCAGTGCGTCACACATCTTCTCACAGAATTCAGCAGCAGTGTCCGTTACTTCGGTAATACGAAGACCGTCATTACCATCATACTGAATACGATCCTTCTGATCGTGTAGTTCAGCAATACGATCTTCTCGACTGTAGTAAAGCTTATATGCAGGAAGACTTACAGGTTCATCACAGGTTGGCATCTCGGAAAGCCTCTAGGTTCTTAATGTTATCTTCGTAACGGGCACGATCCTTCGGGTCCTTTGCTAGACGTGCCTTGTTTCGGTTCCAATCAATACACAAATCAATAGCTGTCTTCCGCTTCTTCAATACGTGGCTTCCTCTTCTTGTTCTCAATTCTACGCTGTTTGTACTTAGGAGTATTCAAGTCCTTAGCGATGTGATTACGCCGCCTCTGCTCCCGTCGCTGCTTCGGAGAGAAGGACCGCATTCCGGGCATTAGTCAATTCCTCATAACGTGCTAGAAACTTATTACGCGCAATGCTTGGACGCCAGCTAGTCAGATCAACACGATCAAGATACTGTTCTACAGCTTCACGTGGATACTCATCTGAATAGCCCGGCCAGTAATCATCACACTGTTTGACATGATACTTCTCAAGCATCAGCATGATGGTATCAGCAGTCTTGACTTCCTGAGGGTACGGGTACTGGAACCCAAACTTCTGACCCATCGCACCTTCAATCTTAACTTCCAGTTCCTTGAAGATAGGTAGCGCCCACTTCAAAGGTGTAGGAAGATCATTAGTGAATGCCTCCGCTGTGTCGTGCATTAGAGCCGTGAACGCATTCTCACTGGTAACAATATAACTTGCGTTAACGAGATGCTGAGCAACACTATAAAAACGCGGAAGATGCCCACTAAACCGACATACGTTTGAAAGAGCCGAAGCAATGTCGTGAAGTGTAACATCACTTTTCTCTGGCTTGTTGTAGTTAAACTTAGCTCCGCTGAGCAGAGAAATCCACTGATCGTCTAGTCCTGTTTTTAATTCCACTGTAATACCATACCAAATAAAGCCAAATAGAGTTTACGATGAAGATGGTTGCACCACCAAAAAAACTCCACCAAAGCTTGTTGAAAGGATAAAACCAAAGATTGAATGAGGACCAACTAGTAAAGAATACAATTGGACCCCAATGAATGCCTTTGATTTCTTTATCTCGCAGAAGCGCTTTAACACTCAACAGTGTCATTAACGCTCCCGTGAATTCGAATAGTCCGTTTACGAAATCACTTACGTTCACGTAGAATAAGCTCTAGTCGAGCTAGAGCACCCCAAGCTAAATGAGCAGCGTGAAGAAGGCCACTATCAGGATCAACTTCTTCACCCATCGCTTCCTTTAGCATGTGACGGACCATAGCATCTGAGTACCGATTGATACCATCATCTACGCCCTCCCATCCTTTCCAAGCGTACTTCTGAGCACCGAAAGTGCTAATCTCAGCGACAGCTGAGATTGCCCTAGGAAAATACTCAATAGCTCCCCTGAAAGAGCAGGGCTTTCCACCATCGTACTTAATTGCCCCTGTACCAATGAGTGACGGATCATCTGTAGTAAATTCTTTAGTCACGAACTCCCTCTCGATCACCGTCCCGGCCAAGCCAGAAATAGTAAAATACCTCGCTAACTCTACGCCCTTTTCGATCTTTAATTTCCTCTGACTTGCATGAGTTCTTCGATTTCATCCAAAGCACTTTCTATTTCATCTTCAAATCGTTCAATGATTTCGGACACATCAATACCGAGGAATTCAACTAACTCAAACCCCTCAAAGAAATCCTCAATACGCTTTTTAGTTTCTGCGTCCACTAAGCCACTTTAGTCCTTTTACCTGAGAAGTAACCACCACAACTATTACACTGGTGGGTCTGAATGTGAAAACAAGCTGTCCTACGAATACCATCTTTCTTGGTATTTCGGCTCTGACACTTAGGACAGACTGTTGAACCAAGAGAACGCAAAGCAGGATGGTTCTCAATGAATGGAAGCATTCGCTTGTATAGCAGACCTGTTTGTTTCACATCACGCATACAGTACCGTATCATCTTACGACGACTTGGTTCATGTCCGTAGTAAGCCTTGTGCCACAATCCAAAACCTTCGTGTTCTAGCTTACCCTGCATACCAAGGTAAAGAAGAATATACTCAAGCTTATTACTGTGGAACCGGAAGTAGTTCTTAGCTGCCTTCTCTAGATCAATGCTTGTAATTGGTGGAAGAGGTGGAAGCTTATACCTAAGCAACTCTGTCCTAATCCACTTCAGGTCGAACTTGTCACTGTTCTTGCCTACAACTGCATCAGCCTGTTTAATCAAGTCCAACGTAGTCTGAAGCATTTCCTCCTGAGTCATATCCCACTGAGTAAGACACTGAGCTGGACCTTTGCCCAACCACTGGTACCCTACACAGATAATCTCAGGAAACTGCTCAATCTGATTGACACCGAAGTTTTGGTTGTACATACCCCAACCCCATTGGAGCGCAGCCATTGTTTCAATGTCTAGTACTAAGATTTTGCTGATGGTCTTTTTTCCTTAAACCAAGCTTGAGGAATGCTACCCTCAGCCCATTTGAAATTATGGAGTTCCGCCCATTCCCAGTATTTCATCTTAGCCTTCTTACTCAATCTGTTCTGTGCGTTCTGGAATACAAAACGAATATCCAGATGAGGATGCGCTCGCTTTACAGCCAGCATCTTCCTTCGCATGTCGGCATCGAAATGCCCTTTGGCTTCAATGATAATACCGTTCTTTAGACGGAAATCCGGTGTATAAGTTTTTTCTAGTCTGTATGAAAGTCGTACCGGCTCATATTCGATTGGGTGGTTGTACTTCTGACAGACTTCCCAAATCCATTCCTCAAAGCGAGATTTGAACTTAGGGTTTCGAATTTTCTTATTCGACACTACTGAACTTTTCACTTAACGCTTTGGTGGTAGCTTCTACTTCCTCTAGGAAAGTCTTGACTTCCCACTCAATGCGTTTAATCTCTTCTTCATCCCGATGAACACGTTTTACAAACAAACGCATGTGTTCAGGCAACTCTGGATTGTAACTAACGAAGTCGCACCACTGACGACCTGTACACGCCATCTGCCAAAACATTTGGTACATGTGTTTGTCGTCAATCTTTTCGGTCAGAAGAATGTCAATGTGGTTGGCCTTGATGAGACACTTGATTTCAAGCAGTCCATCTTCTCCCACCAGACCATCGGGACTTGCCCCGGACAGGGGAATGGTAGGATGCTCAACAAAACCAACCTCACTGACGGGTCCATGAAGCTCTTGGTAAAGATCGCGGGCGAGCGGCTCTTGTTCCTTACCCCACTCCATGTACTCATTCGTATACGGGTGTTCAATTACCTTACCCGTCAAACGTTCAGTAACAAGTTGGGCTGCATAGTTACGCCTAGAGGCAGCCCAAGAACCATTACGTAGTGTCTTTAGAATATCCCCAATACGACTAGCGGTGACTTTACCGCATCTAACTGCGTACCACTCAGGACTTCTTTGTTCTAACTCAGACAAGCGTTAGGCCAGATCGCTCTGCACCACGGATGGCATCACTACGTCGTGTATACGCGCGAACAGCATGGCCGTCTCCGTCATAGATTTCATACTTGCCAGTTCTTGGGTTCTTCTGAACCGTGTAATAATCGGTATACTCAATCAGGCCGAGTGCCCGACCAAGCTTAGTTAGGAATGTCATCGTTCAAATCCTCTTCCATCTGAGGCTCCATGCCATCAGGTAGACGTGCAAAGAACTCATCATCTTCACTCAGCGGTTCAAAATCTGAACCACCACCAGTGAACTCTTCAAGCTTCAGTACACGCATCTTCTTGAAATACAGACCCTTGGTGGTACCATAGTCAACGTAGCGAACTAGAATGTCACATACGCTGCCGTTACCAATTTCAACCTCCTGATCCCAAGGACGACCGTAACCATCAACCACTTCTGGCTGCTTGTTCTTTGAACCATCTGCACGGTTCTCAAGAATAGTCAGACGAACGAAATCGTAGTCACGAGGGTTCTTCGTCGGGGTACCATCAAGCTTAGTCAGCTTATCTTTCTTGAACTTCTCTTCTAGGCCGTGCTTAAGCAGCTTGCCACGAGAAGCATCGTCAGGATTGATTTCAATTGACCAGCTTGGTCCCTTGTCAAACTTGGGATTGCCGGTGTAAGGACGTGCAGCTCCGAGAAGCTTGCACCAATCAACAGAACCACGAATAGTAAATTCAACAGCTTTATTAGTAATGTCAGTAATCTCCTTCTTCTATAGTAGTATTATATCAAGTTTTAGAGTATTTGTCAAGCATTTTCTTTCGGTACTCTTTAGCTCCTGCATGATCTCTGCCTGAGCCATAGTAACATGATGCTTGATGGCCTGTTCCAAATATTTCCATACGATCAACACCGCAACAAGGACAATGAGTGCAGCCGTTAGGTATATTTATCTGACCCCAAAAATCTAGTGTGTCTCCGCCCATGTCTTACCTACCTTTGCGTCACCTTCAATTGGCACGTTATAGTGAAAACTCTGTCCGGCTCTTGGGAATACGCCCAAAGCAAGTTCGATAAATCTTGCAACTTCTTCTGAACGACAGACAAATTGCCACTCGTCGTGAATGTCACCGACTTTTCTTGCATCTAACCTATTCCTTCTGATTTCTTCATCCAAGAAGATAGAGGCTTGTTTCATTATCCGTGACTCGTCGCCTTGTAGCAAGTACGGAATAACCATGTGTGGACTTGATACTAGGACTCGGCTTCCATCGCAGAGAGTAATTCGTCCAGTTCTTTCAACTTCCTTCTGAAGTCTCCGAACAAGCATCGGCAATTGTGGTACGGTGTCGAAGAATTTTGCCTTAGCAGATCGAGCCTCTGGTAACGACACATTTGCTTCACTAGCAATTCTACCGTCTCCCGCTCCCATAAGGGTAGCGTATACAATTGTCTTTGCAAGTGGGCGAGAACTGAGGCCGAGTCGTTGTTTGTTTGCTTCATGGGGGTCTTCACTTAAAATAGCTCTTGTGAATTCTTCGTCGTTTAGGTAGTGCGCTAAGACACGGAGCTGAATACCTTTAGCATCAATACCCACGAGACTGTATTTACTAGCATCACCACAAGTCCAAAGATCACGAGTTTCGTACGTCCAAAAACCGGCTTCACCCCGAAGAATTTGCTCAGTTTCTTTGTCCAGACGAACAGCAGGGATATTGGCGCTATTAGGGTTGTCGTGACGATACCGAAGGGTACTAGCCAACCAGAGATTTCCATGTATAGCTCCTGTTTTTTCATTGTACGCATTCAGCCAAGTGTTAACCATATTAGCTCGGCTGTTAATCACTACCCACTTGGCTAGGAGTTTACCTGCCTCGTTGCCGGACGTTTCCGCGAACTTGTTGAGGGAGTCTTCATCGACTTTCGGGTTGCCTGCTTTTGTGTGTGCAGTTGGTTTCCAACCTGTCTCAAGCAGTTTATCAACTCGCTGCTTTGGAGAACCAAGGTCGAACTCCACCCAATCCCAAGCGCTATATCGTCCGTCTTCACTGATGCGGAGTTCTGGATATTGTTCAAGGTGTCGGATATACGAGCTAGTGTATTCGCCATCTTTCTTGTATGCTTTTGCAAATTCACGTACTGCTCGGAACTCAGGGGGCCAAGTCTTGTATATCTCACGTTTTAGTTCCTCTTCTCTGGCTCGTAATTCCACGTACAATCTTTCGGCCCGTTCCACGTCAAACGGAAAGCCGTGTCGTCTCTGTTTATTTTGTATGATATGCCAGCTATAAGTTTCCAGCATGGCCCCCCGTTCGGTGAAGCCAACATCACGCATCCTTTGTGTGAGACGACTGAGTACCCGTTTGGTAATCGCTGTATCACGTTCACAGTAAATCCTCATTTCTTCGCTGTACTGAGTGAAGTCCTTGTGTTTGAACTTCGGAAGCTTTACTCTTTCTCCCCAAGCTTCTAGCGAGTGTCCACCAGACAGGCTAGGACTGTACAACATACTAAGAACAAAAGTATCGACGACAGACCTGATAGGAATTCGTGTCTTCCAGAACTTGTTAAGAACAGGAACATCAAAGGCAACTGCATTATGCCCAACAATGATAAACCTGCTATCCAACCATTCTTGAAAAGCTTGTGCTTCAGTGAACGCATGTTTTTCTTCCGTTACGGCATTCTCAACACACACAACAAAGATTTGGGTGCATTCGTCACGCAGCCCGTCCGTCTCTATGTCCACTATCCAGTGGTTCTTCGTTGGTGTTAGGTACAATCTGCCGTCTCTTCTTCTCTCTCAGTAATCCTCTTATCTCCCGCCAGTGGTCTGCTATCAGCAGGTTGATTTGTTCATCGCTAAGATGGTCAAGCATTTACTAATTCCTCATATATATGAGCAATAAGTTGCCTTAAAGTGACTAGAGGTTCTCCGCAATGTGGACACTCTTCTTCATAAAGAATGTCAAAGTGGGAAATAGTTTTTTCTGTTTTATTTCCTACCATGTCTCCCTCCCTAACTACACACCTATGAATATAAGGATTAAGCATAAGTCACCTCAGTAAACAAGATGATAAGCTGGTCGATCTTCGAGTTGTTGTTACATCGGAAGTTGCTTGTACAATCAAGCAAACGAGTATTCGTCGTCGGAGATACTCTCACCGTCTTCGTACTTCTGGATTTGCTCTTGATCGAGTTCTTCGAGACGCCCGGTGATGCCATTCCAGAAGAGGTAACAAGCAGGCCCAGTACGACCGCAAAAACGGTTCTTTTCAACCACGACCTTTGTGACGTTCCTGCGCCATTCGTTAACATCGGTATTGTTCCTGTAAAGCTTGATTACAATGTTGGCCAACTGCTCAACACCAGCAGTACCTCTGATCTGCCCCTGCCTGTTCTGGTGAATTACACAGATAAGGGCAATGTTGAGGTTCATACAAAGTGTTTTGGCTTTAGTGGCAATCTCGTCTAGTTGCTTACGTTCATCACCAGATTGATCGCTGACAACGATGCTAAGGTGATCCAGAACAATGTACTTACAGCCAAGAGCGTGCATGTGCCTAATTTTGTTGAGGACTGCCTCGACAGAGTTGCTGCCGAAATGGTCCCAAATAACCACCCGACTAGAGTTAATACAGCCATCATAGGCTTGTCGCAGTTCATCCTCAGTTCGCTCGGTGTCAGGAAGATAGAAAGGCTTATTGGCGTGAATAGACATAAGACCGAGAGCGGTATCATAGTTCGGTTCTTCAAGGTGGATGAAACCGACGCCATAGTTCTTTTCCT